CTTCATGTTTATTCTCAATTAAGTGTTTCAAGTAATACCACTAAAACTGGTAATAATAAAGTATCAGTTACAAATGCAAACATAGGTCTTGGAGCTAATTATTTTGTATGTAAAAACTTAGCCCTTAGTACATCATTGGCTGGTTTAGTTGATTACACAGATGATAGTTCCAGATCTACATTTTCAATTGGCTTTGCTGGGGTTAATAACCCATTAAGTGCGGCCAAATTCGGAGTTCTATATCGATTCTAAGACATCACGCGAAGGAGTAAAAAATTAGGCCTAAACAAAAGTTTAGGCCTTTTTTGTATATTTATATATATGAGTCAACAAACTGATATAAAAGAGATAATTAAAGCGGAGTATATTAAATGTGCCACTTCGCCAATTCATTTCTTCCGCAAATATTGTTACATCACCCATCCACTTAAAGGAAGAATATTATTTCATTTATATCCTTTTCAAGAAGATGTACTAAATGAATTTAGAAATAATCGTTTTTCTATTATAACTAAATCACGTCAATTAGGTATGTCAACATTAGTAGCAGGTTATTCTTTATGGATAATGTTATTTCAAAAAGATAAAACTGTATTGTGTATAGCTACTAAACAAGAAACCGCTCGTGGAATGGTTGAAAAAGTACAATTTATGTATGAAAATCTACCTTCATGGATTAAGGGTAATCAAAAACCAATATCAAATAATAAACTATCATTTCAGCTAGCTAATAACTCTAGAATAATAGCTACATCAGCTGCCTCAGATGCAGGTCGATCTTATTCAGTATCATTATTATTGGTAGATGAAGCTGCATTTATTGAAGGTATTGATAAAATTTATACAAGTATTAAACCAACCATTGCAACAGGAGGAGGAATTATTGCCTTATCCTCTCCAAATGGTATTGGTAATTGGTTTCATAAAACATACACTGAAGCTGAAATTGGTAAAAACGATTTTAAAGCAATTAAATTACCCTGGAATTTACATCCTGAAAGAAACGAGCAGTGGGAACAAACAGAAAGAATAAATATGTCACCACGTGAATTTGCTCAAGAATATGATTGTGATTTTCTTGGCTCTGGTAACTCAGTAATTGAACCCGATAATTTATCATTTTATGAACAAACATACCTCCAGGAACCTATTGAACGTCGTTTTATGGGTGGCGATTTTTGGATATTTCAGTATCCTGACTATTCTAGGAATTATATTATTAGCGCTGACGTTGCTCGCGGTGATGGTTCAGACTACTCTGCGTTTCACGTTATTAACGTGGATACGTGTGAACAAGTGGCTGAGTATAAATCGCAAATCGATACTCGTTCCTATGGTAATATGCTTGTTTCTGTTGCTACTGAATATAATAATGCTTTACTTGTGGTTGAAAACGCAAACGTGGGTTGGGACGTCGTTAATACGATAATTGAAAAAGGATATAAAAATTTATATTATTCACCCCGTGCTTATGGTGAAATGCATATAGATAAATGGATGGCTAAAATAGGAAATGATCAAACAGTTCCTGGTTTTACTACATCAGTAAAAACAAGACCTCTTGTTATCTCTAAAATGGAGGCGTATATTAGAGATAGAGCATTCATCTTTCGATCTAAAAGATTGTTAGAGGAATTGCGTGTATTTATTTGGCAAAATGGTAAAGCATCTGCTCAATCAGGTTATAATGATGATTTGGTAATAGCTTTAGGAATTGGATTATTTACTAGGGATACGGGTATTAAATTTGCTCAACAAGGTATGGATTTAACCCGATTAGCTATCAATAATATATCTAATGCACAAAACCCATCACTGCTTCCTCCATCTTTACCAAATGGTGCACCAAATCCATATATAGCTGAAACCCCGTACGGTTTTGAGGATTTTAGATGGGTGCTTTAAATTATAAATATTTATTGATATAATAAAATTACAAAATGGCTGAACAAAGTACAGGCTTATTTAATAGGTTAAGACGCCTTTTCTCCACAGATGTTATTATTAGAAATGTAGGTGGTAATCAACTAAGAACAATAGATGTTGATAGAATTCAAGCTTATGGTAATGTTAAAACAAATGCCTTAATTGATAGATTTACCAAGTTACATCGTTATGGCGCTAATATGCCATATAATCCAACAATGAATTATCAAACATTGCGTATTCAGTTATATACTGATTATGAAGCAATGGATACTGAATCAATTGTTGCCTCTGCTCTTGATATTGTTTCTGATGAATCAACATTAAAAAATGAAAATGGAGAAGTATTACAAATTAAATCATCAGATGAAAATTTACAACGTATTTTATATAACTTATTCTATGATGTATTAAATATTGAATTTAATTTATGGTTATGGATTCGCAATATGTGTAAATATGGTGATTTTTATTTATATTTACAAATTGCTGAAAAATTTGGTATATATGGTGTTACACCACTTTCAGTATATGATATGATTCGTGAAGAAGGATTAGATCCTACTAATCCCTCTTATGTGTGCTTTAAGATTGATCCAATGATAATTGCCGCAGGCGGCATTAAATCACGTGTAAGGGATAGAGATGGTAAAATTAAATTTGAAAATTATGAAATAGCGCATTTTAGGCTATTAACTGATGCTAATTATTTACCTTATGGACGTTCTTATATTGAACCTGCTCGTAAAACTTATAAGCAATATATATTAATGAAAGATGCAATGTTATTGCATCGTATTACTCGTGCCCCAGAAAAACGTATTTTTTATGTTGATATTGGAAACTTACCTCCAAATGAAGTAGATGGATATATGGAACGTTTAAAGCAAAAAATGCAAAAAGTTCCATTTATTGATAAAAATACAGGTGATTATAATCTTCGCTACAACATGATGAATTTGATGGAGGATTTCTATATTCCACAACGTGGAGCTAATAGTAATACTAAAATTGATACATTAAAAGGCTTAGAATATAATGCTATTGAAGACGTAAATTTCTTACGCGATGAGATGTTAGCTGCTCTTAAAGTACCTAAAGCATTCTTTGGGTTTGAAAAAGATTTAACAGGTAAAGCTACACTTGCTGCTGAAGATATTCGTTTTGCTCGCACAATTGAACGCATTCAACGTATAGTATTATCTGAATTATATAAAATTGCATTAGTACATCTATATACCCAAGGATATGATGGTGCCTCATTAAATAATTTCGAAATAGCATTAACCGTTCCATCAGTAATATATGAACAAGAAAAAGTAGCATTGTGGAAAGAAAAAGTATCATTAGCTAAAGATCTTCAAGATACCAAATTATTACCTTCAGACTGGATTTATCATCATATATTCCAATTTAGTGAAGATCAGTTTGATGAATATCGTGATTTAGTATTAGAAGACATGAAACGTACATTCCGTTTATCGCAAATTGAAAATGAAGGTAATGACCCAGCTAAATCAGGTAAATCTTATGGTACACCACATGATCTTGCTTCATTATATGGTAAAGGCAGAATGGGTACTGGTGAAACAGATGCTCTTCCTCCTGGATATGACGAAAAACGTGATGTAGGTCGCCCTAAAGAAAAAATATCTATTGTTGGTACACAACGCGATCCATTAGGTAAAGATAGATTAGGTAGTAAAGAAAATACTACATATACTATTAATATACCTGATGAAGGAAGTGGTACACCTAAAGGCGGTTCACCGCTTGCTTTAGCTGAATCTTTACGCTATAAAGATATGCTTAAAGGTATGCGTGATGATATGGATAATAAGCAAAACATATTTGATCAGGAATCCACACTATTAGACGAAAAAAATATTAAGGGCATATAATATCTACATATTTATAGGTAGTGATTCTTTACTAATATGAAAATCAAACATAGTAAATTTAAAAATACCGGTATATTATTTGAATTATTGGTACGCCAGATAGCAAGCGACACCATTTCTGGTGCTGATTCTGCTGCTATTAAATTAATTAAAAAATACTTTTCTAAATCCGAATTAACCAAAGAACATAAACTATATCAGGCATTAGTTAGTACTAAAGCATTGACTGAAGGTAAAGCTGAATCATTAATTAATGCAACGCTTGAAATATCTTCTCGTTTAAATCGTTCTGCATTACGCAAAGAAAAATATAATTTAATTAAAGATATTCGTGAGGCTTATGATATTGAAGAATTCTTTAAATCTAAGATTAACAACTATTCACAATATGCCGCCGCATATAATTTAATTGAGGCTCATAACTCATTAGAGTTTGTTGAACCATCTCAGGTTATTGAAAATAAAGTAACATTACTTGAGCATATTACACGTAAAGAAGTAAATAAAGAAAATGTTAAAGATCGCGTGTTAGAAGAATTTGCTAAAATGGATAAAGGTACTCGTATCCTAGCCTACAAAATGTTGCTTGAAAAATTCAACGAAAAATATGGTGATATGTCACCAGCTCAAAAAACAGTATTAAAAGAATATATTAATAATATCTCTAATACTGTTAAATTACGTGAATTTGTAAATGAAAGCTATATTGCTATTAAAGCACAGATTACTGAATTAAGCAAATTAGTAGTTGATAAAACTATTCAAATTAAATTAAACGAAGTGGTTAATTTATTAAAGCCACTTGACAAAAACCAAAACGTAAAGGATGATAATATCATTGCTTTACTCCAGTTTCATCAATTAATTGACGAATTAAAATCCGTAAAGTAATGAAACTTTCTGAACTTAAAAAACTTATACGCTCCGTAATTAAAGAAGCTGAAGAAGAACAACCAGTTGCTAATGATCAAAAAATAAATACTGCTGACCCTGAAACTGAAAAAGAATTAAAAGATATTTTAAAAGCAGATTACCCTACATTTGTACAAAAATTAGGTGATAATATTAATGATCCTAAGTTTAGACAAGCAATTAAGTTTATTGCTAATAAAGAGCCTATTACAACTTCAGATATTTCTCCTAAAGTAACTGATTTAAAACCAACTCAAAATGAAATTGATGTTGATAAATCATTAAAATTTCCTTTAACTGATACTACTTCTGCTGCTGTTTGTTTAAAAGGAGGAGCTGTTAGTATTGCAGGAAAAAATATTGTTACTGGAGGTGGTGGTAAATTTATTATTGATGGTCACCATAGATGGTCTCAATTATACTGTATGAATCCTGAAGCTAGTATTACTGCTTTAGATATTAGTAATATTACTGATCCAATTGCTGGTTTAAAAGCCACTCAATTAGGTATAGCTGCTGATTCAGGTAAAATAGAAACTCAAAAAGTTGAAGGACAAAATTTGCTTCAAATAGGTAAAGATGCTTTAGTAGCATACGTTGTTAAAACAATTACTCCTCAAGTAGTTCAAGTATTTGTAGCTAATGGAATAGGTAAAGGCAGATCAGCATTTGCTAAAGTAGCCGCTAAAACAAAACCACTACAAGAAGCCCCAGATCAAACTACTAAATTAGCTATAGCAAACTATATTTGGAAAAACGTTGAACAAATGCAACAAAATAACCAACCAGTACCAAGTGCTCCTAGTCGTGATGTTATGCCTCAAACAGACGATGCTCCAAAATGGACCAATGATGCTCCAAATGTTCAAGCTGTAAAAGAAGCAAAACGTTTACAAAAATTAGCAGGTATAATTAAAGGATAATGAATTTAAAAGAATACATAAAATCATTAGTACGTAAAGAGCTAGAAGAAATATCTGCTACTGGAGATATTGGTGTAGGTGCTGGTCCAATTCAAACTCCATATGCTTTTGCTCCTAAAGGACAAAAGAAAAATGCTGCTACAAAATATGCTGAAAAAGAAGGTTGGAAAGCAACTAAAGGTGAAACCACAATGCCTTCAGATTCTAAAGTAAAAGATTACAAAACACTTACTGGTAAGAAGAAAAAAGGTATTAAAATATACAAAGAAGAAAGCAACTACGATAAAGCATCTCAATACGGTGCTGCTAGTGGTTATACCGCAGCTAGTGGTTATACTGGTCCTAGCTCTGCTTCTAAAGGTGGTGGTTATTATGCAAACGCTGTAAAAGAAAATAATATGAAACTAAACGACATTATCGACCAAGAATTACTTAACGAAATTTCGTACTCTAAATTTAAAAACGAAGTAACTTATAGAACTAAAGCCGAAAGATTACATAAAGCTGTTCGTGAGGTAAAACGTAAATTACAAGAGATTGATCGTATTGTTGAATATACATCTCGTATTAAACGAGAATTAAGTGAAGGAGATGGCATTCAATATTGGAACCGCACTAATAGTGCTGTAGCTAATATTTCTGAAATGGTAAATAAATTAAATAATAAAATTAAAGACCTAAACCAATAATGGCAAGAGCAAGAGGTAGTGCTAAAGAAGCTCGTAAAATAACCTTTGGCAAACGTAAGAAAGGTAAAGCAAAAAAATCACGTGGACCTAAAGATAAAAAAACATCACAATACAGAGGCCAAGGCCGATAAATAAAATAAAAATGAAAAGTATAGCTAATCAATATCTCGATTTAAAAGAAGGCAGATTATCACAAGCTAATTTCATGCGTAATTTACGTATGAGTATGCCTCAATATGTTACTAATGTAACTTCATTTAAAGATGCTGTTAGAATTTTAAAAGGTAAAGGTATTTTAACTGAAAGTGGAACAGGTGATGCTCCTATCTCTAAAATGTCTAGAAAAGAAATGATTGATTTCTTAGGTACTACTGAAGAAAAAGATTCATTAAATGAAGTTGAAATAGGAGATAAACTAAGACATAAATTAACAGGAGCAGAAATGGTAGTTACTAAAGTTAATGGTAATAATATTACTACTAAAATAACGGCTGTGGGTACTTTAAAAGGAGCTAAAGTAGGTGATGTTAATAAAACTAATGCTTTACTTATAGGAAAAACATACGAAATAGAAGAAGGATTAGAAGAAGCTAAAGTAGAAGAACATCACAACGACCCTAATTTTCCAGGTAGCCCGGCAATACATGATTTGCTTAATAGAGTAGCTAAAGACTGGGGAAATGATAGTAAACTATATAATAATTTAGAAGATGCTGTTGTAGAATGGTCAGACAGAAATGGTAATTTAACTCCTGAAGGAAAAGATAAAATTAAAGCACTTTTATTTAATTGGGATGTGTTAGATGACTATGGTTGGTTATTAGATCCTAAACCAGCAGATCATACAGGAGAGACTACTGGTAATGAAGATATAAAAGAAAATGATGATTATGATGCTAAAGATGCCGCTGATACTGAAGCTGAAGAATTAGCTAAAGCCGCTGGTGATTATGATGCTGCTGTTGGAATGTTAGAAGATGAATTAGGATTATCATTTGGTGCTGCTTCAGCTATTGCTGCTAGAGTTTATCCTGAAGGTGGAGATGCTGAAGCACAAGCTATGATAAATAAGATTGAAAAAGAAATGGCTGGTGAAGAGGCTGTAAAAGCTCAATACGATATTACTGAAGCTAAACAAAAAGTAAATATTGAAAACATATACCCAACTGAATTAAGAATGGGTATTAAAGTTGAATTAGAACATACTGATGATTTAGATAAAGCTAAAAAAATTGCTTTAGATCATTTAGGTGAAAATCCATTTTACTATACTGAACTTAAATTATCTGGTGTTGATACTAAAAAAGAAACACCAACTAAAGAGAAAAAAGCTATCGCTAAGAAAAAAGACGAAACTGAGTTTGTAGATAAAGCTAATCAAATGAAGCCTGTTAAAGGTATTGAAAAAACTAAAGCATCTGCTAATAAAGCTCATAAAGAAACTAATAAACCTGTTAAAGGTATTTCATTAATGTCACTTATAGCCAAAACATCTCGTGGTGTTCAAAAGATGGCTGCTACAGGTGAAAAAATGAAGGTTGTTAAAGAGAGCTACAAAAATTTTCTCGCTGCTCAAAAAAAAAGAGAAACAGCTGCTGAAACATATGGTGGCTTTAAAAAAGGAGACGAAGTAATGATCAAGCCGGATGCTGCTGAAGCAATAGGGTTAAAAGCTAATAAAGTTTATAACATTACTGATTTCAGAGTTTATAGAAAAGGATCTATATTACAAAATGTAGATGTTTTATTAGATAATGGTGAAGAAATAAATATTAATTATTTAATTAAAGCTCCTAAAGTATTTGCTTCATCTACTAATTTAGGTGGATATGATCTAAATAAACTTAAAGAAATGATTCGTGAAATATTAGATGAAATGAATAGTGATCAACAAGAAACAGATGATATTGCTTTAGGTATGGGAGAAACAATGGATGGACGTGATAATTTAACTGATACAGCAGGTCATCAATTAGATGAAGATTTTGATTATGATTTTGATTATCAAGAAGATAAAATTATAATGACTAGTGATGTTAGAGATACTATATTAGATAATCCTGAATTGCAAGAATTTATTGAACCAAGTGATTTTATAACAAATAAAGAAGGACAAATAGTATTATGGGTTGATCGGATGGAACCAGAACAATTTGATAAATTAGCTAATTTACTAGGAATTAAATACTAATATGAACAAATCATTATTAATAGACCACACCCCCTTCCAATCAGCTAAGCTTACCTTAGTTGAAGGTAAAGGTACTAAAGCTGGTTTAACTACCTTAGTAGGTAAACTACAAGAGGCTGAACAAAAAAATGGTAATGGCCGTGTATATCCACGTGAGATATTAGAGCGTGAAGTTAAAAAATATGTAGATGGTCCAATTAAAACACGTACATCTTTAGGTGAATTAGATCATCCTGAGGCATCCGTTGTTAACCTTGCAAACACATCACACGTAATAACTGAAGTATGGTGGAAAGGTAATGATTTAATGGGCCGCTTAGAGTTATTACCTACCCCGGCAGGTAACATTGCTAAAGCACTTGTATTATCAGGTATTCCACTTGGTATTTCATCACGTGGTATGGGTTCTATTAAGCAACTTGGTGAAACCGTTGAGGTACAAGATGATTTCGAATTATTATGTTGGGATTTAGTATCAGTACCATCAACCCCAATGGCCTATATGCAATTAGCTGAATCTAAACAATTTAAATCAGATAAAGATTATAGTAAAGTTAATGAATTAATTACTGAAATTATTTGTGCACAGACTGGAGTATGTCCTCTTTGTTAATATTTATTACTACGGTATTAATTAAAATAAAATGACACAATTAAACGAAATTAAGAGAATGCAGCAATTAGCTGGTGTTTTAAATGAAAACGCTATGTCACTTCCTAGTGACTTAATTATTGGGTTTTCTAAAAAAAGAGGAGATTACGTAATTGTTGCTGGTCAAGAAGGAGAAGTAACAATACCTTTTTCACAAATGTCTAAACAAGCCAAAGAAATAACTGATTTTATAAATCAATTACCAGATGGAAAAATGACTACAGATATAGAAGTGTCTGGAGGTCTTGAAGGTTTAGAAATACGTTGTTATTTTACAACTTCTTTATCAAAAGAAGAATTAGAACAATCAATAGGTAAACGAATCTTTTAAAAATAGATAAAATACTAAAACAATTCGCGGTTTTTAATATTTACATATATTTATGGGTAGCCAATAATAGCTACCCACTTCGGTTCATGGTAGTTTGGTAATCAATTAACCCCTATTAAGCTTCTATACAATAAGCTTATTTCCGAAAACA